TCTGACGAGCCACAGTTAGGACATGGTTCATGTGCCACAAACTCTGATTCTGTGTTCATGTTAACCAATCTATGGGGATTGCGTGTGCTGCTGCCCACTTGATGCCATGCTTTTCACACCATTGGGCATATGTTGTTTTGGATTTCTTGCTGATCTTATTGAAAGGAGCTTGAAATATCATTCGTAAATCAATGTCGGGATTGTCTCGCATGACCGCCTTGATCTTACGTCTATCTTCTGAATCCCAATAGCCCTTAGTCTCTAGCATTACGCCATTGACTAGGACAAAATCAGGATTGTAATGGTGCTGTATGGTGTATGCTACCTTGTGAGCCTCATACTCATACTGAGCACCGACTTGGTCGAGTATCTTTGCGACACTCTGTTCTAACTTAGACCTAAAAGTCTTCGTCTTCGTCTTCTTTGTCATCAGGTACTGGTGCAGTAGTTACTGGCTTAGGTTCAGATGTCTTGAAGCCTTCAGTAGTACCGAACATATCGGCTACTGCTGCTTCATCCATGCTGTCTGTATCAACAGCTGCTCCTTCACCTACAGCAACAACTTGTACACCAAGCAGTTTAAGAGAACTTCCATAGGTAACGCCATCCCTGAGTATGTATGGCTTCTGAAAGAAACCAAGTTTAACTGTAGATCCGCCATATAATGGTGTCTTCTTATCTGTGATCGGTGTACCCTCAGTGTCGACTACACCGGGTCTCTTGTCCTCTCCCCACGAGAACTTAATTTTGTATTTACCTTCAGCTACCTCTTCCCATGGTGTTGGCTTGAGTGTAGCTCTCTTAGGGTTTTTCAACTTGGACTGTGCCCATGTAAGGACAGCTTGTCTTTCAGTCTCAAGTGTGTCGATCACTGTCTCGTCTACAATAGCAGCGAGTGAGTAACCGAACTTACCGGGTTCAAGTATGGCTTGGAAGCCTTCTAATTTAATTTCGTCAGTAACGTGTACGTTCTTGGGCATTTTAGCAAAAAAAGTAAGTTGATTCAATAACCGTTTCCGGTTGTAGGTCGCCAATGATAGGCGGTTCTGTCTCTGCTCCGATCTGTCGGGCAAAGTCAATGAGATAGTCATGTTCTGCAAAGAGAATCATGTACTTCTCCCTTATTATAGCAGATAGTTTATCCATATCGCAACATCTGCTTAACACACTGTCATGGATTAGTGCGATTGGTTCATCAAAACTACGCACAGCGAGGTGTAAGAGTGATGCGTCAAGACTATGTATCAGGTTGGGTGCAGTGGCTGCCTTGTGCCTACTGAGATCGACGTCATTTGTCTCATCTGTAGCAACACTAAGTTGACATCTGCCGAGAAGTTGTAGGTCTAGACGTTCTACTTTCTTCTTCATAATCCGTTGCTTAACAACGAAGCCTGATGGTGTTGTCCATTCCACGTAGTCTGCTCCACGCTTGATAGACTTAGACACCTCTGTCTCGATCCACTTCATTACTGACATCGGACCGGGCACGATCAAGTTCATGGCTTTCCGAACCGAAGCAACAATGGTGGTAAGTTGGTCTTTATCGACCTCTACTCCTTTCTCCTTGAGAGCTTCCTTGATATAAGATCTGTTAGAAAAAGGTTTAGCGTTGTATGGTATAGTCATAACAGTACGTTTGACACACTTTCTATCCCATACAGGATGAACACTGGTTGGAATCCCTAAGCTTAGTGCTGTCTCTGCCACTTTAGCGTAAGCATCTTGTGGCTTATCAGAGGGGACGACATTGACCAGTGTAGCTGTGGACTTATCTCGAGCCAGACCAGCAAGTATCTGCAAGCCTGAGCATGTAGCGTCGGTTGCCACGGGTAGTGATGTAGTATGTCTATCCTGTTTGACACAGCAATGATAGTACTCATCACAGGCAGCTAGAAACTGCCATGGTTCTTCCGCACCTTCCCACGTTCCTAAGAAAGCAATGGGATTGGTTGCGACAGCTGAGACAAGTGAGACATTATCTCTAGTCCACTCAAGTCTCTCTTCCATAGTAGCTTTATCAAGACCATAACTGGTAGCTACTTGGAAGGCAAGCCATTTCTCAGACACAACATCTGCTTCATCAGCAAACTGTAACAAACTTTTTCCAAAGTCTGTATCTTGTGGTGTAAGAAAGGCAGGGATAGGGTATGCACGACCACGGTAGTCGAAAGACCAAGGTATATAAAACACCTCATTCTCATAACGACGTACCGCTTCCATGGTCATGCGGGTGCGGCAAGATCTCTTGAACTCTGCTGCTCGCTTATTCATTACTTCTGCCGCTTCCCTACGATACCTCTTACGGGATTCTTTGTTTTCTGCTATGTCGTACGGCTTTGGTGGCAGTTCGTAATTTATGATTGGAAGAAACTTACCTATACTTATTCCCCTGTCTTCGCACAGCATAGCGACATTGACTATGAACGGGTTTAACCGATATTTTACCTGTTGTATTTTGTTGAGAAAAGCTATAGGTATTTCCCCCTGTATACGGGAGGGATCGCCCCTTCTAACCAAGTCGTGACCTTGCATTAGCTCATTTAACATGTAACCGCCGGGCGTATCGTTAGTCCAATCCTTCGGAGGTATCAACATAGGCCATGCAAGCGGTGAAAAAACCTCTGCATTTGCCATCACTTGATCCTTGATGTCCATAAACTCAGCAGTTGGTGCTATAAATACTGTAGTCTTACGACCTGTACGCATACGCTGCTTGTAAAACCAACCACTTGCTTGCATAATACAGTCAAGTAGCCATGCACCTAGCTTGATACGTATACTTCTACTCCAAGGTGTCCATGGTTTGACTCCGTATCTGTTCATCAACGTCTTGATAACAGTGAGCTTCTGCTGTGTACCTATTGCTCTGTGCCAATAGTTTTCTTTAAGTGTTGCCAGTAATGCTGGTGCATTCTCTTCGTAGTGTCGCATGTTACATTCGTCTTCGATAGCCCTACCAATGGCTTCGCAAACATTCGTTGCAATGTTACAACCTTCCTTGTAACCGAACACTTTATCAAATGTAATCTTACACGCAATACTAGCTGCTGCCAACGGCTCGATCGTAGCGAGGTATATGTGTATGTCCTTGAACGCTGCTCCATATTTACCCTGATGTATCTTGGTATTAGTCGTAATAATCTTGTCAACCACAAGTGGTAACAAAGTTTGTAGCGAGGCTATACCATATATACTTGCAGATGCATAGTTTTGTTGCTCTAACTTGAGTGTTTGATCTCTAAGACGCTTGAGTCCCTGAGAAATCTGTGTCCTCTCCAACTGTATCTGCTGATCTATCTGCTCTGGTGTAACATATGTCATCTAGTTGCTCTCGTATCTGGTTGTATAGGTGTTTATACACTTCGTTGTAGTGTGGATGTGATTTTGGTAGCATATCTAACGCCTGTTTTTCATAAGTGTAGACGTCATCACTTGGGATAAAAGTTTTCTTTGTCATTGTCTGTGATGTATTGTTCTGGTTTAAGGTGTTGTATGTGATCGTGTGTACATACTACGAGTTCATGCTCTTGTCCAGCTAACAACTTTTTCAATCTGCGACCAGCTGCGTCTGGTCTGATGTATGTGTACTCCTTGATTTTACCAGTCACGCAGTGTTTTGTACGAATAATAATATCGTATGGTGGACTGATAACCCAACCATTCATCTTCCAGTCCATGAGGTCGTCATATTCAATGCTCTCAAACCATTCGGCTGGGCATTTGGCTATTTTATTCCACTGGTTGGGAAAGTATTTCTTTGTCATTTGGTCTGTATCGTCTGTGTGGGTTGTTGTGTTTGTCAAGGTACACGTCCTTGAGGAAGGTGTTGTACCATTCCTGTGCCATGGTGTCTGCTCTGTATGCAGCTTCCATGTCGTCTGATGCCATGAAGCAGAAGTGTCTGCCGCAAACAGTGTCGGCACAATAGTAGCGGTATAGGGTGGTCATGATTGTGAACGTAGTTTTTTAATAAGTACTTTGGTACGGGCTTTGGCAGCCTGTATCATGCGTACCTTTTTCTTGTATTTGGGCGGCTTCTTGCTGTGGTGCTGCCAGTTTGGTGTTGTCATAATAGCTCCAATGTCGTGTAACCCCTGCAATAATAAAGAAATTAGTTACAATGGTGAGTATGCGTACAAACTTCTTCATTTAGCAATGTATGGGTATGCTAGTTCGTCAGGGTAGAAGTGATCGACAAGCTCATACTCCATCTTGTCGCAATGGTTAGTAGCATACTTGTCAGCTTCACATTGATCGTACACTATGTCTGCGTCAACATCGACCTTGATGAGCATGTATAGTGGTTTGATCTGCTTATTGTACTTATCGTACTTATGAAAGTCCTTGAGAGCTTTATATACCTCCTCGAAATAGTCTTGCATAATTATTTGTTGTATCTTGCTTGTATTTTAACATAGTTAGGGTTAGTTGAACCAAGTTCTGAGTCATCTGCAATCATTTGTAATACTTGCTGTATGTACTCGTTCTCGTCTTTGCTGATGCCTACGATTCTGCCTGCTTTGCCTGACTTTTTAGCGGCTGGCTTCTTGGCTGGTACTAGACCACTAGCTTTAGACTTGATAGCTTTGACTGCTGGTGCATCTTTCATAGCTTTTTCTGCTGCTGCGATAGCTGCGTCTTGCTTGGCTTGTTCTGCTGCTCTATCTTCTGGTGATGTAGAGAAATCGTATACTGGTAATGATGTTGTCATGGTGGTAATAATAAATGATGGTTTACGTGATGGTATGCGTAGATAGTTGGTAGCTAGCCACGGCTTGGTGTTAAGGTAGCGTTTGTACGCTGTGATTGTGGATATTGTATCGTCGTACTTGATAGACTCTGGCATGGCACGTGTGAATGACGTGACTTTGTGATACATCTCGTCTGCAAAGTGATCGAAGCAACGCTTGTATATGTAGTCAGCTTCGAGTATGGCTGGAGCACAGGCGTGTTGTTTGTTGTAACGTGCTGTGTACTCTGCACATAACGCTTGGCCGTGACGTATAAGCCATGCAAGATTGTACTGATTGGCAGCAGCCCACTGCGTACATGGATGGTTGCGAAATGCACCATGTGCAGTACGATAGGGTGTGCCATCTAATTTATGTAACTGACCGACGCCGTAATACCAGTCGCTGTAAATAATAGCAAGCATTTGG